GCGCTCGCACATGGCCGAGATGTGGATGAGGCCCTCGACGCCCGGGATGAGCTCGACGAAGGCGCCGAACGGCTCCAGCCGCACGACCCGGCCCGAGATGCGCTGCCCCTCGGTCAGCTTGGCCAGGGTGCGCTGCAGATCCAGTGCCGCCGCTTCCGAGGTCTTGCCTTGGGCGCGCAACAGCTCCGCTTGCAGCCCGCCGCGGTCATCGGCAAGGCCGGTCAGCGCTCGCTTGCCAGCCTCGGCGGCGCGTGCGGCCGCTTCAGCCATGGCCTTTGCAGTCGTGTCAGCGGCGCCAGTCAAGGCGACAGTCTCAGCGGTCACCGATGCAAACGCCGGGGCCAGCTTCAGCAGCTCTGCATAGGACTTGCGCCCCGATTCAGTCGTCAGATCCTGAGCTTCAACAAGTGCCCGATAGGCCTCGCGGGTCGCCGGCACGGATAGGCCGTATTGCGCCAAGCCCTTGGTTACCTGCTCAGTGGTCTTGGCCGCGCGCTCTGCCTCGCTGTAGTAGGCCTGGTAGTAATTGCTTGCGGTCTGGACAAAGGAGTCAAGCCCGCCGAACAGGCCGGCGATCTGGTCCGCCATCGCGCCGCCAGACAGGCTCACAGACAGGGTGGATTGCCCCAGCTCATCCAGCACATAGTTCACGCCCTGCAGGCCGACAGAAAGCCGCGCCAGGGTCTGCGATGCGCTCTCCCCTTCTTTGGTGTAAGCCGTGGTGCCGAGTGCAAACTTGGCCAGCGCATCATTCGCCGAAGTAACCGCATCCGCCAGCAGCCGCTGCATGTCTTCGGGCGACTTGCCGTTGCCGTCGATGTAGAGGCTTTGCGTGTACTTGCGGATGGCATCGCCATTGATGCCCAGCTGCTCGGCCATGCCGGCCGTCGCCATACGCATCTGTTCGTAGGCGGCCTGCACCGAATCACTGACCGCGCTCTCGCCGCGGTTGTTCTCGCGCCAGCTAGGGCCACTGAAAAGCGTCCCGGACTTGCGCGTCACATCGTAGTCATTAATGTCACCAGAGCCGAACGTTCCGCGCAGGCTGGTGCCCTTATAGGCAGTGGTGCGGAAGAGTCCTAGGGCATTGCCAAGCAGAGCCGCCCCGCCGACCCACGGCAGTGCTGCGCCAACCATGCCGGCAAAGCCAGTGCCAGTAGCCGCGCCACCAGCAAGCAAGCCCGCCGCCTGCCCGCCCGCAATCGTCGATCCGCCAATCGTGGACATGAAGCCCGCGCCGATGGCCGAGCCGATGCTCGATGCCGAAAGGCCACCGAGCCCAATTGCACCGAGCAGGCCCGCCCCGGCCGCGCCGCCAGCCGCACCGGTCGCAGCACTCGCCGCACCGACTCCGAGCATGCTGGACAACCCCACCGACAGCGGGCTCACAATCGCGCTGATGACAGGCCGAAGGACCATGCTTTTGAACATGTTCTCCACGGTGTCGCGCAGGTTCTCAGCGAAGCCCTTGCCGCTCTCAAACCCGCGCATCAGCGAATCGGTCAGCGATTGCTCGATGCTCCTGGCCACGCGCTCCACTTCGCGCTCTGTATCGTCAATCGCCTTCTTGGTGGCCTCGCGCCCTTCCTTGCTGGCGATCAAGCCAATCAGCTCTTTGCGCTTGTCGATCTCGCGCTGGATGGCGTCAACGCCTGACTGATTGCCGGCGCCCGAGAATGCGGCCTGCTGCTCTTGCAAGCGAGCGATGGCTACCAACTCGATGGCCTGGGCCAGGCTGATGTGCTTTGCAGCAGAAACGGCCAGCGCTTCCTCTTCCTCGCGGAGCTTCTGCACCTGCTTGGCGATCTCATCGCCGCCCTTCTCAAGCTCGGCGATGTACTTCGCTTGAGCATCGGCCGCGTCTTCTGCAGCCTTTTCCGCCAGCTTCTGAGCATCCGCAAACTGCTCAGCAGAGATTGCGGCATAGGCCTGCTGGAGATTGATCTCCCGCATCGAGTCGCTGGCTTTTGCGTAACCCGGAGACTGGAGGTATTCGAGCAGCCGGGCCTGACCCTTGCTCAATCCCAGAGAGGCAGATTCAGCCTCGCGCTGAATGCGGGCGAAGTCTTGGAAGGCATCGGCCCAATCTTTCGCGGCGGCGCGCTGGTCGGCGAACTGATCGCCCAGGGCCTTTACCGCCTTCTTGGCCTTCGTGGCGCCATCAACCAGCTTGCTGAAGTCCAGCGCAGCGACAGAGTTGCCGGCCTGGCGCCCGAGTCTTGCGTCCTCGGCGCGAGTGTCGAGCGCGCGCAATTCACGCTGAGCCTGTTCGCGCAGTTGTCGGGCAGCGAGAATCCGCTCCGATAGCGCATCTACCTCTTTACGGGCGCGCTCAGCGTCTGCTACCATCGCATCCCGAATGGCGCCAGCCTCGGCGAAATGCCCCGTCGCCAAGGCCGTCGCCTGAGCAGCCAAGCCGCCAAGCTCCCTGCCGATTCCCGTGAGCACGAACGCCGTATTGACGCCAAGGACTGCGACTGTTTCCAGAACAACACTCACGCCTTCGCCGATCAACTCAAAGTCAGCGCCGGCTGCGTTTGTCGCCTTCAGTGCCGCAGTGAAATCCCCCATGCTTGCGGCAGCGGCGGCGAGGCTAACCCCAAGCAATTTGCTCACGCCGGATGCGCGGTCAATCTCGCCAGCCATCACGGTCGCCGCGTTCTGAAGCAGAACGAATGACTGGCTTACTGTTGTGGTGCTGCTCTGCACCTCGCGGGCAAGCGCTGCACTCTGGCTGCGCAATGCGCCGATCACGGCCTCAGCCGTCAGCTTCCCTTCGCTGCCGAGTTCTCGGAGTGCGCCAATTGGCACGCCCAAGCCATCCGCCAAAGCCTTGGCCAGGCGAGGCGTTTGCTCCATGATGGAGTTCAGCTCTTCGCCCCGGAGCACGCCGGACGCAAGGCCCTGGCCGAGTTGCACCAATGCCGCCTGTGACGCCTGCGCGCTCGACCCGCTGACCGTGATCGCGTTGGCGATTGTTTCTGTGAGCCCGAGGATCTGCTGCTGGCTCAGCTTGAGGGTTTCGCTGGCCCTGGTGATGCTGGCGAATGTTCCGCCCAACTCGGCGAAATTCACCCGGCTACGCTGGGCAATCTCAAACAACTGCCCGTAGGCTTCAGCGGCGGCAGTTGCGCTGCCAGTGGCGAGCTTCAGCTGATTCTGTAGCGTGGTGACTGCATCAGCAGCCCGCACGAACTCCCGCACTGACAGAAAGCCAAGAACCGACTTGCCAAGGTTCGCCAGCTCGCTGCTCGCGGACGCTGTGGCCGACTCCATCTTGTTGATGCCGGCAGCCGCCTGTTCTGCCTCGCGCCCGACTTTCGCAAGCCCCTGGCCAGCACCCTGCCCGAGATTCGCCAAGCTCTTGCTGGTGCGGCCTGATGCCTGCTCCAGCTTGCCCATAGACGCCTCGACCCTTGGGCCTTGGTTTGCCAAGGCATCGAGCGCCTTGATTCCGCCTGTGACGCCATCGGTATCCAGCCGGATGCCGATGCTTGCGATGTCTTCCATAGGCGGCCTTGAAATGAAAAAGGCCCGCCAATGGCGAGCCCAGAAATGAAAAAACCCGCCGAAGCGGGTTGTGCAAAGTGGTGCGTTGTCTGGCTACTTCAAAGAGAGCCACTCGTAGATCTTTGCGCCGATGATGGCCAAGAGCCCCAGCAAAAGGTACGGCGTTCCGAATGACCCGCCTTCAGTTCGCGCTTGACTGCACGAAACAACGAAGGCCACCAGGAACATTGCCCCGATCAGTTGCACGATGCGTGCGTTACGAATTCCCTTGCGCATAACCCCTCCCTTAGAAGGGGCCAAGTCTACTCAATCAGTCCTTTCGCCGCATCTCTTCGAGCGCATACCGCTCAATTGCCCGGATGTCAGCAAAGAGCAGATCAGCCTCGGCCCTGGGCAGGCGAAGCGACCTGATGTCGGCATGAACTGCCGTGTGGTCTAGCCCTGTTGGGCCATTCATGCCGACCCGCCATTGCCCCTGGCAGTACTCGGTGAAGAACATCACTGCCGCCCAGCAATCAGCCCACACCTCGATGGTCTTTTCCGGGTAGTCGCTGAGCTTGAGCCCGAAGGCTGCAAGCTCGGCCTCATTGGGCGGCTTCTCGTAGAGGCCGGCGACTACCGAGCGAAGTTTCCCAGGCGGGCGCCCGTGTTCTCTTCGATGAAGGTGCTGATGATGGACCGCGCCGAGCCCATGTAGTTCTGGTTGAGCTGCGCGACGGTTTCAGCGCCGAATGGGTCTTCCAGCTCCCAGCCGGAGGCGATGTCCAGAATCACATCCTCGTCCTTGCGGCCTTCGAGGCCTTCGACAAACTCCTTGAACTTGTCGCGGGTCATTGCCTTGAATGTGAACTCGACATCCACCGGCTTGGAGCCTGGGACGGGGATTGCGACCTTCGCCTTGAAGGTGGGGGAAGCGGTGAGCTTGAGCTTTGCCATGGTGGTGTAGGTTTTCGCTGGGGTGAGAAATGCCCGTGCCGGCCGGGCCACCCCAGCGAAGGGTGAACCCGGCGCGGCCGGTGCTCAGGAAAGGGCCGAAGCCCAGGGATCAGTAGCGGACCGGGCGGCCCTGCAGGGACACCGTTGCGGTGACCTGCATAACGTTGCCCTTGCTCAGGGTCGGCGTTTCGTTAAAACTCACATATCCGTTGTACAAAATCACCGAGCCGTTCGGCAAAGTGACCTTGATGGCGCGGATGGCGCGGGCCTCGCCGGCCGCCTTCAGGGCGATGAAGCCAGCGAGCGACGGGTCATCGGCGATGCCGATTTGCAAGGACTGCGCGCTGGTCACGGTCGGCAGCTGGCGCTCGAAGTCTTCTTCCAAGAACGCGAAGTTCGAGAACTGCTGTTCGCCGCCGTTGGTGGTGAAGTCCAGGATCTGCGCGATCTGGGTCCAAGCGGTGATTTCGCGCAGAGTGCCCGACGAAGAGCCGGTGGGGTAGCGGTTCGTGTCGGTGGTGTCGATGCCCGTGACATCCATCGCATTGGTCGCCACGTTGGCGGCCTTGAAGATGCGCTCATTGATCTTCTGCCAGCCGCTCTTGAGTTCGTAGAACGCTCCATTGAGCAGGCCATGAGACGCGGAGGTGATCACGCCAGGGTTGGCGTTGGTGATGGCGCTGACGGTCTTGTTCGAGCCGTAGGTCGTTGCGATGGCGACGGTTGCGCCGTCGGGTAGGGTTGCTGCCATGGTGTGGCCTTTCTTTCAGACGAAAAAAAACCGCCAATCGGCGGCGGTGGTTTGCGCCCGAGGCGGGCAGAAAAAAGCCCGCCGAGATTGCTCTGGGCGGGCTTGTCGGGTTGGCCGTAAGGCCTAGGTCTTGAGTGCTCTCCAGTGGGCTGTCACGGGGACGGCCCACCGGTCGGCGAATGGCATGCCTGCGCCGATGCGCGGGGTTTTGTAGACCTCAATGCGCCAGCCTGGCTCAGTGAGCACCAGCAGCGGGGCGAAGTGATCGGCGATAGCCTGGGCGCGCGCCTGAGCTGCGCCGCGGCCGGCGCCGAGGGGGTACATGAGAGTGACCTGAAACAGGCCGCGATGCTCGACCACATCCAGCGTCAGGGCGTGATCGATGGGTGAGTTCGGGATCAGCTCGGCGCGCTGGTAGGCCGTGCCCGGGGTGGGTTCAAAGGGCAGGTTTTCGAGCGCGGTTGCGAGCGCTGGCGTCATGCTGGCCAGACGCTTCTCAAGTGCGGCTTGAATCTTGAGGATGCTCATTTCGAGTCCTTCACGGCCTTGCGCACGTGCTCGCGGAAGTTCTGAACGGTGAGGCGAACCATTCCGCTCTGCGCTTGCCTGGAGTAGCCGCCGACCGTCTTCTCGCCGTTGGCTGAGCCTGGGGGCTTGCCGTAGAGGCCGTATTCCAGCGCGAGTGCGTACGGAAGTGAATTGGTCAGGTAGATGGTCGTGCCTGGGAGCCATGTCCCGAGCACGTTCTCGACTCGGCCCAGCGACAGCTCTCCCGTCTTGTCGGTCACGGTCACGGTCTTTTTGTCGATGCCGCCCGCGCCCACCATCCAGTTCGCCCGAAACTGGCCTGTGTCCACGGGCGACAGCGCGACGACGCTGGTTTGCAGCTCAAGCGCCGTCTTGCGGACCACCGTCTCAACTCTGAGCTTTGACTTCTCGACGTACTTTTTCAGGTCTTCGGCGAATCCCATGGTCAGCCCTTCCGAACCTGCACGTCCAGGAGCACGGCAACACCGGCCGGGGCCAGGGTGCGCGATGCCACGACGCGCCAGACTTCAGCGCCGAGCGTCACGGTGTCGCCGGCCTTCGGGTCCAGGCCGGAAACTGCGCTCATGTAGACGCGCTGATCGCCGGCCAGGATCAAGGTGCCGTTGATCTCGTTGGCCGAGTAGTCCAGCTTGACCCCGCTTGGCGTCCATGTCTGCGATGTGCCGGCGCCCGTGGTGCCCGTGTCTGGGTCATAGGTGCCGGCGGTGGCGCGCGTGACGGTCACTGTGGCACCAAACTCGGCCAGCAGTGATGCAGCATCGGCAGCAAGGCCGGCATAGTCAAAGCTCATTTCTGCTCAGCCGGCCGGCAAGGCGTAGGCTTCCATGTGATGCGGCGGGCCTTGATGGTGCGCTTGCCGGTGGCGATGGCCTTGATGAGCCGGTGCCGGCCGTCTGCGATGTCGCCATGCCAGTCCAGCAGAATCGGGCAATCAAGGTCGGCGTCCATGCACTTGCGGACATGAAAGGCGAGCTCCAGGATGTTCGCGCCGGCCCAGATCACATCGCCCACACTCAGCGCAGCCACCGGCACTTCGAACACCGGCAGATTCTTCGCGTCATCGATCAGGCGCGCGACCGAGTACTGATTGCTGTCCCGGTCGCTGTAGAAGTCCTGCAGCGGCTCGGCCTTGGCCATCTCGACCTTGGGCGGCTTGCTCATGACCGAACAAGCCTCATAGCCCCGCCACCGACCAGCAGCGGCCGCAGCAGATCATCCACAGCCGCGAACTTCGTGCCCTGCCGCGCGCCGTGCGCATAGACCACCTTCAGCGGCCCGACTTCCTTGCTCAGCACTTGCGCGCCCTGATCCGACTTCAGCACAGCGGCGGAAGCCTTCAGGGCCAGCTCGCAGCAAGCCTTGACCACCTCGGCCGGCACAGCGTCAGAGGGCAAGGTGAACTGCTCCACCTCCACCCATGCGCGCGGCCAGTCCAGGGCCTGTGTGCTGCTCACGCGCTGACCCTTCCACCGGCCGCGGTATTCCTGTGCCATGTGGTCTGTGGCTTCACGCAAGGCCGCCTCTTTGGCGCCTGTGTCCAGGGAGGCCCAGGCAGCAGCAGTGCGTCGGGCTGCGTGGTACGCATCAGCTGCGGCCACGCTGGCATAGCTCTCGGCATCATGGAGGCCGGAGCCGGGTTCGTGGGTCAGCATGGGTCGAGTCCTGGGTGTACCGGCAGGGGATGGGGAATCAGGCCAGGATCGCCAGGGCTTCGGCCTCAGTCATCTGGACGTAGTCAGGGATGCCGTCGCCGTCCACATCGATCCCTCGGTTGTTTGCGTCGAAGCGGCAAACAAGCACCCCATCCACATCGGGGGCACGCTTGATACGCGCCATGCCGCCGTCTTTGGTCGGATGCTCGGCATAGTCGCCGTGCCAGCCGCAGCAGGTAGGAGTCCATTTCAGGTTGGTGAGCATGTCAGTTCCCGTAGTAAAAGCCGCTGATGCCGCGGCAGACGCGCACTGTCCCGGCTTGTTGTTTGGCGCGAAGATGCGCCATCGACAGCTCGAAGGCGCTCTTGGTGATCAGCAGGTTGTCGCCCGTCAAGTCTTCGCCGCTGCCGCTGTCGCCGGTGATCGTGATGCCGTGCCAGAATGGAAAAATGGCATCGCCATAAGCCTCGGCAATGTCAAATGCACGCTTGATCTTTGTTGCCGTCTGGAAGCCTGCAACATTGCTGCCAATACCCCCGGTGATTGAAGCAACGCCGAAGCCCGAGGCCGAGCCCATGTCAATGGAGCCGATGTTCTGCGGGTTGTCGATCCCGAACGGCGTGACCGAGGTATTCCACTTGCGCCCATTGCGCTGGAGCTTGAAGCCCATAGCCTTGATGACAGCTTCGGACAGGCGCGAGGCGCTGGACTGGGGCGAGCAGTAGAACTCGGCACCGCGTGGCATGGCGTACGCGAGTTGCCAGGCGCGGGCGGTCTCTAACTCGTAGGCCAGCTCGCCCTCGCTGGTCAGCGTGCCATTGGCCAGATGGTTGGCCGTATGGTTGGTTACGTCCCATCCTTGCGCGTACAAAAGCCGGCCTGTGTCGTACTCGTTCGAGTTGAGATCGGGAATGATCTTGCTGCCTGAGGACCAGACGCGATAGGGGAATGCTGTGTACCCAAT